GGCCAACCGACAGATTGGCGTCCTCCAGCAGTCGCTGGACACCTGCACCACCCGCCTGAAGGACCTGAACAATGCCCACCGTGAACGCGACAAGATTGACGGTCAAAATCGCGCTCTGCCTGATGACGCTCTGTTCGACGGCCTGCTCAAGTAGCCCGCCTCCAGTGATCGACGCCGACATTGGTTGCGTCAGGTTCAAGCGGATCGACGTAACGCAGTGGCAGGTTGACGACATGAAGAAAGACCCCAACCAGTGGCGGTCGCTTGCCCTGCAAATCAAGGGTCACAACGACGTTTACGACAAGTGGTGCGTTGATGGCGACAAGTGACGGTCGTTGGCTGAAGCTGTTTGACCAGTTCATCGACAACCTGACGGTGGACTCCAAGGAAACCGGCGTCGGCAAGCTGGAACTGTATGCAAGCCAGCGGATGTTCCTGAAGGAACTGGCGGCCGGTCTTGAGGAAGACGTTCGCAGCTTCACGGTGCTGAAGGCCCGTCAGCTTGGCATCAGCACGATCATGCTGGGCATCGACCTGTTCTGGCTGATGGTGTTCCCCGGCACGCAGGGCGCGCTGGTCACCGACGACGAAGGCAACCGCGAGAACTTCCGCAACATCCTTGAGCGGTACATGAAGGGCCTGCCCGCGTCTTTCCGCGTGCGGATCACCAAGCATAACCGCGAGATGCTGACGCTCTCCAACGGCTCAGTGCTGTACTACATCGTCGCCGGAACCAAAAAGAAGGGCGCGATGGGTGTCGGTCGCGGCCTGAACTTCGTCCACGCAACCGAGGTCAGCCGGTACGGAGACGCCGAAGCGTGGGCGTCGTTCGTCGCAGCCTTTGCCGAGCAGAACCCCAACCGGCTGTACGTCTACGAAAGCACGGCGCGCGGGTACAACCTGTTCCACGACATCTGGACCGACGCGAAGGAAGCCGTAGACCAGAAGGCGATCTTCATCGGCTGGTGGGCCAAGGAGATTTACCGCCTGAAGCGCGGCGGCAAGATTTACAACTCCGTGATGGATCACGACAAGGACGGCAACCCGCTGTACACGCCGGATGAGAAGGACCTGATGCAGCGGGTCAAGGATATGTACGGCGTCGAGGTCGATGACGAACAGGTGGCTTGGTATCGTCACGAAACCAAGAAACTTGGCAGTGACGCTGGCTACATCGCGCAGGAACACCCGTGGTGGGAGGGTCAGGCGTTCATGATGTCTGGCCGCATGTTCTTCCCGAACAAGCAGCTAGGCATTGCGATGGAGCGGGCTTACGAACAGGGGTTCAAGGGCTACCGCTACGTTTTGACGGACGACTTCCTTGCGACCAAGATCGATCCTGTCAAAAGCAGCAAGCTGGCGCAGCTTCGCATCTGGGAGGAACCGGACCCTGAAGGCGTTTATGCTCTGGGCGTCGATCCTGCTTACGGCAGTTCCATCGAACGCAACGACTGGAATGATCGATTTGCGATACAGGTGTTGCGCTGCTACGCAGATCGAGTGGTGCAAGTGGCGGAGTATGCAGACGACAATTTGGCCCCACACCAGTTTGCTTGGATCACCGCCCACATCGCCGGATACTACCGCAATGTTCGCGTCGTGCTTGAGATCAATGGCCCCGGCGTGCCGGTGTTCCAAGAACTGAAGCACCTCCGACAGCAGATCAGCCGTGGACCCAACGCCGAGCGCGCGAGGGCTGCGGGCATCGACAAGATTTTCGACAACTGGTCTTGGTATCTCTACCACCGGCAGGACAGCCTTGGGTCCGGCTTCTTTCTGCACATGAAGACCACCAGCGAAACCAAGAACCAGATCATGTCCCGCATGAAGGACATGCTGATGTTGAACATGCTCGATGTCCGGTCGGTGCCGCTGGTCAACGAGATGGAGCGCATCGTTCAGGACGGAACGTGGATTGGCGCGGAAGGACGAGGCAAGGATGACCGCTGTCTGGCGTTTGCTCTGGCGCTGCGTGCTTATGACGATTGGCTACGCGCTCCTCTTGTCGAGCAAGATCGAACTTATGAGAAAGAACAGAAGCGCATCGCCCAGCGAGAAGAAGTAGGCAAGGGCGTGACCTTTGGCCGCTTTGTCGTTGAAGACTTCTTCGCCAAGGCAGAAGTGAAGCGCCGCGTCGATTCGGCGGGCCAGAGCGTAGACGACCTCATTCACTAGGAGACAGACATGGCTATCCGCCGCACATACGGCTGCCCGCAATGCGCCAACCGCTGGGCGGTGCTGCACATGAGCAAGAACGAGCCGACCCCTCGCTGCCCGCAGTGCGCCGAGCGCGCCTTTGCCGAACTGAGCGCGCCGTCCCTCAACCGGGGTGCTTCGCCCAGCACCTCGATCAAGATTCCCGAGAACCGCAGCAAGCGCGAAGACCTCGCCGTCCGCATGGCGCTGGAAGACACCGGCCACACCGACATCAGCACCCAGCAGCGTGCTGGCGACATTGCGGTAAAGCCGCTGGACATGGGCGTCCCCAAGGCGGCCCCGCCGGAAATCCAGACCGGCTTCCGCGCGCTGGACTCCGACCCCAAGGCACGCGGGGCGCAGATCGCCGCTCTCGGAGCGGGCGAACCCGCCGGTTACAAGCGCCGGAACATGGCCTTGCTAGGAAAACTGAAGGGCTAAGTCTAAGATAGACGCCCCTTCTTGGAGCCGCCATGTTTCTGCCAAGCGACAAGCAAGCCCTCGTTGATTGGGCCATCAGGACGCACAAAGAGTGCATGTCCTCGCAGAAAGACCGTCTGAACCAGTACGCGACTTGGCGGGCGTACATGATGGCGGGCGCAAACGACATCACCAACCCCAGCGTCCTGAACAAGTGCGGCCCGCACGCCGACCGCCTGCACACGTTCCTGTTCAGCCCGCTGGAGACGCGGTTTCTGGTCGAGTTTGGTCAAAAGGCCGAACCGACTTGGCAGAAGCGCGAGTTGGACATCAGCCGTCTTTTGACCAAGGAGTTCTCCCAGAGCGACGTAGACATGGCGTTTGGCGATGCCGTCTACTGGTCGCTGCCGTATGGCGCGGCGTTCGTGAAGCTGGGCGTCAAGACCGCCCTTGAAAGCCTGCCGACCGCCGCCGACGACTCTTGGCTGCGCTCGCTGTTCAGCCGCCGTCGCCGCAGGCCGAGCGGCGCGGGCAAGGGCTTCGTGGGAGACAAGCAGCGGCAGGTTTACGCGGGATTTGACCCTTACGTTGTCATGCCGAGCCAGATGGGCGTCTGGCGCGAGGATGTGAACGGACTCGACCGGCAGGAAGTCATCTGCCATGTCAGTTGGCTGTCGAGGAAGGAACTGTTCCGCCGACTGCGCTACCACCCGGAGCGCAACTCGATCATGGAGCGCGTCATGCTCGCCGCCAAGGAGCGCAGCGAGGATGACGAGGCGGAGTTCTTCCATCAGGTCATCATTGGCGGCATCAACCCCGTCCAGCCGCAGTCGGGCGCGACGGGTCAGGCGGTGCGCGGTCAGGTGGACGTTTCGATGGCTGCTCCCGCCCCGCAGGTCAGCCCGGAAGTTGCCCGCGACCTTGTGAAGTTCGTGGAACTGTGGGTGCTGGACGACGAGCGGGACGACTACACGACGATCCAGTACGTCGAACCGGACATCTTGATCGAAGGCGGCGACATCCGCCGGAACCTGTTCGTCCCCGGCCACCACCCGTTCACGCTGGTGCAGCCCAACGAACAGCAGGGTTATTTCTGGGGTCGCAGCGAGTTTTCCGACCTGTTCCGCCTTCAGGACGCGATCAGCGACCGGCTGGTGGACATCATCAAGATCGGCCGCTTGCAGGCCCATCCGCCCTACGCCCTGATCGGCTTCAAGGGCGTGACCGACGAAACCCGCCGCGCCTTCCGCAGCCTTGACGGCCTGATTGCCGAGGACATGCCGAACGCCAAGATCGAGAAGCTGGTTCCCGACTTGCCGCAGGACGCCTACCAGCAGCTAGACCACCTGATCCGGTATTTTGACGAGATTGCAGGCTTTTCGCCCATCATGCAGGGTCAGGGCGAAGCGGGCGTCCGCGCCGGTATGCACGCCGCCAGCCTGCAACGCACGGCGTCTGCCCGCATCCGCGACCGCGCGCTCAAGGTCGAGCGCCAGTGCGCGGAGCTTGGCGACCTATGCTTGGAGGTTCTTCAGCACAAGGACCCGACCGCCTACGGAAAGGAAAACGAGGAATACTTGCTGGCGCAATGCCCGGAAGACCGCACGGTCAAGGTGGACAGCCACACCAGCAGCCCCGCTTTCGTGGAAGACCAGCGCCAGCTTGCCTTCGCCCTTGCGCGCACGGGCGCGGTGACGCCGGAAGGCTTGATCCTGCTGACCAACCCGCCGTTGATGGATCAGCTTCTGGTCATGCTTCAGGAGAAGCAGCAGAAGGAAGCCGAGTTCATCAGGCAGCACCCTGAAGTGCTGACGAAGGGCAAGGGCGGGAGGCCCAAGAAGTAATGGCTGACAAAACCAAGCTGATGCCGCAGCAAGAACAAGAGTTTCAGCGGTCAATGGCGGGATTTGACCCGCAAATCCGCGCGTGGTCGTCAAAGTTCAAGGATGTTGTTGGCGGGCCGCCAAATGTTGAAAACGACCCATCTTTTGACTATCGAAAGGCGTTTCGCGCTGGCGACAGGCCCCAAGCCATCGAGGGCGACACAATCCCGCACTGGCCGTCCACGGGCAAAGGCGAAGACCACCCGACTGCGTGGAAACAAAAGTTTTTTGAACAGTTCAACGCAGACATCGACAAGCTGGACCCAGCAAAGCAAACGCCGGAAATGCGCGAATGGCTGCGGGAAAACCTGCCGCTGCCAAACATGAACGAGTTGCTCCGAGCCATCACCGAAGACCCGCGTTTGCTGGAAGTTTTGGACGCGCTCCAACGTCAAGGTGGCTCGGAAAAACCGACCAAGTAGGTCTTATTGCGCTACTCGCATATTTGGTGCTAATCTTCTTGCGGGGAACTAAGCGTAGCGGTCTTGGGGCTGTGGCATAAAGAGCGTCCGAGCCGCTTGCTCTCCGTTGCATCTCGCAACGGGGAAACCGCAGTGAAGGAGTTTCACATGCGTCGTCGCGGTAAGGGCCGTAAGGCCGCCCGTAAGGCTAAGCGGTAAATAGCCTATGTTGCCTGTCGCATCTCCGCAGGGGGCTACGCCACCTACTGGACTCTCGCCCATGAGCGGCCCCAGCCCCAATCCGGGGATGGAAGCTGCTTCAATTGCGAAGGTGCGGCTGGCAATTGATCTTCTCCAACAGGCTTTCGGTGGAGCCGACCCGACCGGCGAGTTGGGCAAGGCGATCCTCGATTCGATCAAGAAACTCGGTTCAGCAGCGCCTGCCATGCAGGGCGCTCCCGGTGTTGGTCAGGAAGCCCTGCGTAACGCCTTGATGCAGGCCCGACAGGCCGCTCCCATGCAGGCGCTGATGCGTTCAATGGCTTCTGGCGGTGGCGCGGGTGGACCGGCTGCTGCTGGCGGCACCCCCGGCGGTATGCCCGCCATGTCTCCGTCTCCAAGCGAAGGTGCTTAATCATGGCGACCAGCAAGTTTCCGGGTCCGAACTACAACCAGATCATCGACACCAACCGCGACAAGCAGATCGTGCAGGTGCCGATTGACAACGTGGACTTCGGTTCGCGTCCGGTGACGACCAACCAGAACGTCAAGAACTCGATGTCTCTGGAACACGTTAAGTCCAAGGGCTAACCACTTTTCGGGGGAAAAGAACCATGCCTGAACTTTCTGACGCTCAGTACCAAGAACTCCTTGGCGCGCACCGGCTGATGTCGGCGCTCATCAATGGCGACACGCGCAAGGAGACGCTTCAGCTTTTCAAGAAGCTGAACCCGAAGGCCCCGATCCCCGAGATCGACGCGGCGGAGCCGGTGCTGAACGAGGTCAGCGCGCTGAAGCAGGAAATCCAGAACCTGACCCAGCGTCTTGAAAACGAGAAGGCGGACGCCCGTCTACAGCTGTCTTTTGACCGTCTGAGCCGCGAGCGCGGCATCACTACGGACGGCCTTGAGAAGATCAAGACCCTCATGGTCGAGAAGGCAATTGCCGACCCGGATGCGGCTGCTGACCACTGGGAGAAACTGAACCCCAAGCCGGAACCGATTCAGTCGGGCGGCTACGTCGGCAGTTCGTTCATGGATGTCGAGGGGGACAAGGAACTGGAGCCGTGGCTCCAGAACGAAGACCGCGCGAGCGATCAGGCTATCGCGGAGGTCATCAACGAATACCGCAGTGGTGCGGTAAAGTTCTAGGAGAGAAAGAATGGCTTCTGCGAACGGTGGTCTGATTGGCACCGGCCTAGTCCCCGGTGGTGCAATCGGTCAGGAACTGGCGAATATCACTCGCCGTGCCTTCATCCCCAAGCTGATCGTTCAGATTTACAAGGCTTCGCCGGTTCTGAACATGCTGATGCGCGGCGCGCAGCGCGCCACGGGTGGTGTCGGCCAGATCACCGTTCCGGTGCAGGGCAACTCGCTGGTCGCGGCCGAGTGGACCGACTTCGGCGGTTCGTTCAGCCAGCCGCAGGACATCACCGGCATTTCCAATGCCGCGCAGAACCTGACGGTCGCTGCCGTGCCGATTCCGTTCTTCGGCATGGAGTCGCTGATCCAGAGCAGCGAGGTCGTCATCCCGCGTCTGAAGACGAAGATGGCCGACGCCAAGCAGGTGATGGTGCAGCTTCTGTCTAACGCGCTGTTCACCTACAACACCAACGCCACGATCATGTCGGGCCTGCCGCAGGCTTACGACGACGGCACGGGCGCTTCCAGCACTTACGCCAACATCGACCGCTCGGTCACGGCGAACAGCTTCTGGAAGTCCACGAAGGTCACTTCGGCGGGCGCGGTGCTGACCCGCTCGGCCTTCATCAAGTACATCCTCCAGACCACCAGCCTTGCTGGCGGCGAGGCTCCGGACCTGATCGTCCTTTCGCTGTCCGATTGGACGACGCTGATGCAGGACTTCATGACCGTCGAGCAGTTCAACACCACGCCGGGAGTCCGGTATGGCAAGGACACGCCGGTCAACGCGGGCTTCCGCGCCCTCATGCTTGGTGACACCCCCATCGTGGCAGACCTCTACTGCCCGAAGGGAACGGCCTACATGGTCAACACCAAGTATTTCGCCCTGTACCTCTCGGAAGACGCCCCGTTTGCGTTCTCGGGCTTCTACAGCGCGATCCCGAACCTCCAGATCGCCAACATCGGCGTTGTCATCGTGGCGCTCCAGACCATCT